AAAATGAGAGGACGACCAAGAAAGCCGAGTGCGATCCGCACCCTTGAGGGCAACCGGAGCCGTACCGACATTCCGCCTGACATGCCGCTACAGGGCTTTCCAGAGTGCCCGGAACGCTTGACTGGAGCCGCTGCCGAGCACTTCCGGCTGATTGCCGGCGAGTATGGGTCTATTGGCGTCCTAAAGCGTGCGGATACGCCTGCCGTTGAGAAGCTGGCGGTCCTCTGGGGATTATTCCGTGCGGCTGCGGAAGCAAAGGAAGTCGATGTAGGCGACGTGTGCAAGTTGGCTGCGGCATGGGACCGGGCCGCCAGCAAGCTTGGGATTCAGGTAATAGACCGAACCAAGATGATGGGCTCAGTCGGTCAGAAAAAGGAAGACCCGTTGCGGACCAAGTTCCTGCGGATTGCGAAATGAAGGCACCAACCAATATCGCTGGCTACGATCCGAATCGGCACACCGCCGGTTGTGAGTTCCGCTCTGGACCTGCGCAGCTCGCCATCGACTTTTTCGAGGAGGTTCTGACACACCCCGATGATTCCCCGTCTGCGAAGGCTGGCGACTTATTCAAGCTACAGAAGTGGCAAAAGGATTACATCGCAACCTTATTTGGCTGGTTTAGACCGGACGGCACTCGGCGGTACACGGAGACGCTTGGGGCTGTTCCGAGAAAGAACGGAAAAACGGCATTGGCTGCCGGCTTGTCACTCTTTGGCCTGTGGTCGGAAGCAAAAATCGGTGCCCAGATTTATTCGGCGGCGATGGACCGGGACCAGGCATCGGCGATTTACCGGACGGCGGCGAGGATGGTGATGAACAGCCCGGTTTTATCAGAGGACTTGAACTGCATCGACTCTACGAAACGGATCACGTTTCGGCGGACAGGCAGTTTCTATAGTGCCTTGAGCGGCGATGCCAATACCGGCCATTCAAAAAAGCCGTACATGGTCCTGTTTGACGAACTGCACACTCAGCGGACTCGCGGACTATACGACAGTCTCCAGACTGGTCTGGGCTCCACAATCAATCGCCTTTTTGTGGCGATTACCACGGCCGGTTGGGATCGTCATTCGATTTGCTTCAAGGTTTGGCAGCACGCTCGCAACGTCAGGGATAACCACGGCAAGGAGTTCCCGTATTTCCTGCCGATGCTCTACGAACTGAAAGACGGTGAAGACTGGAACTCCGAGGATACATGGAAGAGGTGCAACCCGAATCTTGGCGTTTCGATTAGTTGGGACTTTCTGAGGGAAGAATACGCCAAGGCGAAACAATCACCGGCGTTTGAAAATACATTCCGCAATCTGTACCTGAATCAGTGGGTGGAGCAGGCTATCCGCTGGCTGCCGATGGATACATGGGACGAGGCGGACGATGAACTGCCGAACCTTGATGGCGAGCCGTGTTGGGCTGGTCTGGACATGAGTGCCACAACAGACCTGACAGCACTGGCGTTAGTGTTCCGGGTTGATGATGGGTTTGCTGTCCTGCCGCACTTTTGGATTCCAGATGACACGGCACGGGCGAAAGAAATTCAGGACAGGGTTCCATATCGCCAATGGCAAGCAGAAGGGTTTGTGACCCTGACTCCTGGCAAGGAAATCGACGACACCTACGTAATGGAATACGTCAGGCAAATCAGGAAGCGGTACGATCTGCAAGAGATTGCATTCGACCGCTGGGGGTCAAAAGCGATCAATAAGTTTTGTGAGGACGAAGGAATCGAGCGGGTTGACTTCGGGCAAGGCTTTGCGTCAATGTCTGGTCCGTCTAAAGACCTTGAGAAGTTGGTCCTGTCAAAGAAGCTCGTTCACGGCGGCAACCCGGTTTTGCGGTGGAATGCCGCGAACGTAGCGATTCAGCGTGACGCGGCCGAAAACATCAAGCCGGTCAAAGACAAGAGCACCGGCCGCATCGACGGGATTGTAGCAACCGTAATGGGGCTGGGGCGTGCCATCGCAGCGATTGGCCCATCCGTCTACTCAACCCGCGGCATCTTGACGCTGGGAGACGAGTCTCCGCCTGAACCTGAGACCGTGCCAGCGACTGCCGACAATATTTGGACCAACCCCGATGGATGGGGAGAGGACGACTAGCTATGGCCGCCACGAAGCGGAAGAAACCGAAGCTCAACGGCAAGCCGGCCAAGTTGTCTCCCCGGACGACCGAAACTGACCCACAGGCGCATCGCGGAATTTCCTTCCTGACTCAGCGGACGGCCGGAGTATTCGTCAACGAAGATACGGCAATGACCCAGAGCACGGTCTGGGCCTGCATCCGAGTTATTTCCGAGACGCTGGCGGGAATGCCGTGGATTGCCGGGCTGTGGGACTGGTCAACTCTCACGGTCGATCCGCTGCCGTCACACGACGTAAACTACATGCTGAATTTCGAGCCGAACGAAGAAACTAGAGCCTTCGCCTTCCGCGAGGTTATGTGGGCATGGGCCTTGGGCTGGGGGAACGGCTATGCGGAGATTGAAAGAGACTTCCGCGGCGATCCGATTGCCTTGTGGCAACTGCATCCGAGCCGCGTCAGAGTGGTGAGAAATCAAGCCGGAACGCTGTTGTATGAGGTGACGAACGACGGCGAGCCGCCTACATATCTACGCCAAAGAGACGTATTCCACCTCATGGGGCCAAGCCCGGACGGATTAGTAGGCTGGTCAGTGATTCGGATGCACGCCCGCACCATCGGGCTGGCTATCGCACAAGAGCAGAATGCGTCATCGTTCAATGAGAACGATTCGACCCCAGGTGGAATTCTGACGATGCCGGGGCGGCTAACCGAAACGGGAAGAAAGAACCTCGACGAGTCGTGGGCACGCCGTCACCGCGGCCCGAAGAACCGCCGTACCGTCGCCATCCTGGAGGAAGGATTGACGTGGACGCCGACCTCAATCAATCCAGACGACGCGAAGCTGGTAGAGCAAATGCAGCTAACGCCGTCGATGATTTGCCGGATTTTCCGCGTGCCGCCGCATAAGATTGCCGACCTGACACGGAGCACGAACAACAACATCGAGCACCAAGACATCGAATTTGTCAAGGACACCCTGCGGCCGTGGGCTGAACGTGGCGAGGCTGAGGCAGACGTAAAGTTGTTCGGGCGGAATAACAGGGGTAGGATTGTTACGGTAATGGACTTGAGTGAGCGGGAGCGTGGCGACTCTGCTTCGCAGTCAACCTACGTCGAGAAGATGGTGTTCAGCGGGGTGCTTACCCCGAACGATGGTCAAAGGTATCTCGGCAAGAAACCTGGCGGGCCGGAAGGTGACAAGAGATTCATTCAGTCCGCCATGATTACCCTGGAGAACGCCGCGAAGGCTCCCGCACCTTCGGCCAAGCCGGAACCAAAGAGCGACGAGTCGCAAATGTCAGTCATCATCGAGCGGAGCATGGCGGTTATCGTCTGTGCCTGCCGGCGAATGCTGCGACGTGAATCAGGTCAGCGTGAGCAAATGGGGGAACTGTCGGTCGAATGGCTCGCCAAGCATCGGGACTACTGCCGCGAGATTATTCAACCGGCGGCGAACGTCATCGGTGCTTGCCTGTCTGCAACGCCGGAAGCAATCGCGGTGGCAGTGTCGCTGTTCCTTGATGGGCACTTTGCGGCAACAGGCGAGGCCACGCCGGAATCCAAGGCCGACGAATTGATGGGGTATTTAACTGCGGCAGTGAATGCGAAAGGAGCGGCATGATTTGCAACCAGTTTGCCGAGCACTACTACAAGAGCCTGCCTGGCTACTTCGACTTTGAGCAGGTCTACCTAGATGCCATCGAATGGATTCCAGACGGCGGCACGTTCGTTGAGGTTGGCTGCTGGCAAGGTCAGAGCCTCGCGTTTCTGCTCGTCGAGGCCCACAACAGCGGGAAGCAAATCAAGGTATTCGGCTGCGATCATTTCCTCGGGTCTGCTGGCGACGGCCCGCTGCTGCACGAAGCCGAACTGAAGTCGATTGCCGCTCACTGCATGAACAACCTGCGGCGTGCGTCATATCCCTACGCTCTCATCAAGGCCGATTCCGTCACCGCCAGCACGTTCTTTGCGGATGAGTCGATAGACTATTGCTTCATCGACGCCGGGCACCACTACGAAGAAGTCAAAGCCGACCTGGAGGCGTGGCTCCCCAAGATGAAACCGACCGGGATCATGGCCGGTCACGACTACAACCAGGCTCCGGTATCAAAGGCAGTTGACGAGTCATTCTGCGACAGGTACGTCACCCACATTGAAATGGATCGGTGCTACTATCCGAACGGCTATACTTGGGGAACGTGCTGGCGGGTAAGGCTTCAAGAGCCGGAGGTTCTAGGGGTGATAATGTGAACCTACACGCATGGCCAGCCGCACGCATCGCAGCCAACCGGCTCCCCGGCCAGTCGCTCGTCATTCAGTTTGCTGACGACGAGGGTCTACTGCCTACGATCTACGATAAGGAAAACTGCCTCGCATCAATCCAGTTGATAAGTGCCGATGACGCCGAATCGTTCACCGCCGAAGACGCCAAGCGAATCATGCTGGCCGTGCGGAAGAACGTGTCAAGCCACATCGTAGTCCAGTGCATGGCGGGAGTGAGTCGCAGCGTCGCTGTCTGCATGGCCCTCGCCAAAATCTTCGACTGGAAGTTTGAATGGCGGCCGACGTACAATCACCGCGTCTATAAGATGCTGCTGGCGGCGGCCGGCTATTCACCTCCAGACGAACCTCTTGTCTCGATTGCCGTCCGCGTCAAGTACGATGTCTCTAACCTCATGGCTTTCTTCTTATCGCTCCAGCGGCAACGCTACAGCAATTGGGAGGCGGTATTCTTCACTGACGGGCAGAGACTAGACGTGCGAGAGTTGGTCGCATCATTCCCCGGCGAGAAGGTAACGCTGATGGAGAACAGCGAGCACCGCGGACGCTGGGGCCATTACTACCGTCAGGCGGCATTGCAGCAGTGCAAGGGAGAGTGGATCGGCACGAACAATGACGATAACTACCTGACACCGGGCTACATCGAGCAAATGGTGTACGTCGGCCAGAAGCACGGTTCGGACGTGGTGACTTGCCAGATGCTCCACCGCTATTCTGCCTGGCAGGTTGTTCCTGCCGGAACAGACCTTTGTGCGTGGCTGGCCCGCGGCGAGCTGGTGCATCGCGTGCCGTGGGAAGGAACCGGATTTACGGCCGACCAGGAATATCTACAGGCACTAGTCAGGGCGTCTGGGAAACAGATAACGCAAATCAACGCACCGCTAGTGGTGAAAAATTAGGAGAGCGATCATGCCGAAACCACACGACGGCGAGAGCCGAGACGACTTCATGGAACGCTGCATGAGCGACCCGGAAGCCAAGCGGGATCATCCCGAACAGGAAACTCGCGTCGGATTCTGCGAGAGTATGTTCAATCAGAAACAGCGGAAGATGACTGCAACTTCCTCTTGGCTGCGGGCCAGCATCTCGTCAAGCTCCATTGGCGTGGACCGCAAGGCGAACATTCTCCGGGGCTATGTCGTTGCCCAGGCCGGGCCGTTCAAGTCGGACGGCCGCGGGGAATTCGACCTGCAAGCCCTAGAGGCGATTGCGACTTTAGGGAACGCCAAATCCAGCGGACTCAAAAGCCGTTTCACGCATCCCGACATGAGCAACGACGGTGCCGGTAAGTTCCTTGGCAGGGCACGCAATCTGAGGCTCGACAAGACGACCGATGCCAGGACCGGAAAACGAGTTGATGCCGTGCGAGGCGATCTGCATTTCGACAAGACGGCCCTGGAGCCATCGCCAGAAGGTGGATCGAAGCCGCTTGGCATCTATGTGATGGACCTCGCCGAGAGTGACCCGGACGCCTTATCGTCCTCAATCGTTGTCCAGGCTGACAAAGAGGAGCGATTGAACAAGGATGGCAGTAGTCAGGTTGATAAGGACGGCAG